GGCATCACGGTGAAACCCCCCGCCGTGACCGTGCCGAAAAACGCATCGACCGCCAGGGCGTTTGCCTGCGTGCCGTCCGGGCTGCCTGCCTGGTCCGGCGCGAGAGCACCGGTTATCCGCCCCCGCCATGGCAACGCCGCCTGCTCATCCCCGCCATAGGGGTCCGACAACCCATTCCCCTCGAGGATCTCCATCAGCAGGAAGGGATAGACCATCACCTCCTGGCCACCCTCGCGGATCGCCCTGATCGCCTCGATCACCGAGCCATCCGCCGGCGTACCGCCATAGACAGGCCGCCCCTTCAGGCGCGCCAGTTCCTCCGCCGCGGCACGCGTGATCCCGCCCGCGGTCCAGGGCATCTCGGCCCCATCGTGGCGGCGGTCCTCCACCTTGGGCCGAACCCGGCAATACCCGGCCCTCAGATCGTCCCCGAACCACGAGTAGATCAGGCTGACGGATTTCAGGTTCAGCAAGCTGTCGCGCATCTGTCCGAGCGCGATCGCGGCATCCGTACCGCCACTGGCACTGCTGGTGTTGAGCGCCCGAACCTGGCCCAGCCCAAACCGCGCCGTGACCGGCCGCATCGCCAGCGCATACTCGCCCGTCCCCGGCATCAGCGCCACCGAGCGCACCAGATCTGCCGCTGCCGGCAACACCTCCCGCTCGGGCCGGGCCGCGCGCATCACTTCGAACGCAAACTGAGGAACACGGTTGCCGAAAGGCGTAAGGTCGAGATCCTCGAACACCACGTAGGCGATGCCGCGATAGGCGGGCACCTGCCCTGCCCCTTCCACCGCCTCCAGCAACGGATCGGGCATCTGGTCCGCCGTCCCGCGATACACGCGCATCGACACGGTTGTCCGGTCGAGTTCGACCCCGTCCGCCCAGACGCGCCCCACGCGCCGGATCTCTCCTTCGCACAAGGCAACCGCAAGGCTGACCGAATAGGAGTAAGTATGGGTCGTCGTTGTCGGCTGCGGCGGCGCGCCCTTGCCACCCCCGCCTCCCGTGGTGGTGGTGCTGGTACGCTCGACAAAGCGCGTGGCCCAAATCACCTGCCCGCCCAGCCGCATCCGGCCGAACAGCTGCGCCACCGGCGCACCCTCCCCGACTTGCGTCAGGCGGAACCGGTCGATCCGGCCCCGTTCCACAGACTCCGAACCCGAACCGAGCAATCGCTGGTCGATCACCCGGCCCAGTGTCGCACCCACCGCGCGGCCGATCACCGCGCCAGTCAGCCCAAGCACCGTCCCGGATGCCATGCCGCCGATGGCCGCGCCCGCGGCTGAAAGCAGGATCGTCGCCATGCCGTTACATCCTTTCCGGAAACGCGAACCGCGCCGTGATCCGCCGCGCCCAGGGGGGCGTCAGCGCGTTTTCGACAACACCACGCCCTGAATAGGCATGGATGAAGCGGGGCTCGGACCCCACGATCGTTTGCACCCCGAGATGCTTGGCGACCCCGCCGTCCCGCATCCGGAACAACAGCACGTCGCCCGGCGCCGCCTCTGCCAGCGGTCGCTCCACCAGGTGGCGCCGTGCCGCGCGCCACAGCCGTTCCTCGCCCGATGTCTCGGACCAATCCGCGGTATAGGCCGGCACCGTCTCGGGCTCCTGCCCGTAGACCTCGCGCCAGATGCCCCGCAGAAGCCCCAGGCAATCGCACCCCGCACCCCGGCAGCTGGCCTGGTGCATGTAGGGCGTGCCAAGCCAGCCACGGGCAACGTCCACCACACGGCTCACCGCCGGCTCCCCCCGTCCCGAGCCGAGACCCGGCTGGGATGCGCCACCATCCAATCCCCGCTGGGCAGATCGGGAAAGCCGCGGAAATTCAGCAGGTTCGCGAACTTCAGCCGACAGGTCTCCATCCGCTTGTCGCAGCCCGCCGAGATCCTGACACGATCCCCGACGGCCAGCTCCGCCCGCATCCTGTCCCACAGCTCGATACGCCGCAGGTCGCCCTCCGGCCGGTCGATCTTGATCGCCCCCTCCAGGCCCTGCGCCTCCCCATCGAGAACCACGCAGCGCCCCGGTTCGAACCAGCGCAGCTCGAACCGCTCAAGTCCCGTGACCCACAGCACCCGAGCGTCGTCCAAGGCCGCGATCTCGACCTCTGCCGAGTAGCCCGCGTGGGACAGGTCGACACCACAGTCCGCATCGCCCAGGACCGCCGAACAGCTTCGCTGATAGACCCGGCCCGTCGGCACGTTCAGCCTTTCGGCCAAGCCGCGCAACTCGGCCGTGAAGGCCCCACCGGACCGCGCCAGCTCTCCCAACGTGCCGCGAAACTGCAGCACGCGGTTTTCCGGCGCCGCCCATTGCACCAGCCACGCCTCGACCGCAGCCCCGTCATAGCGCCCCGCGGCGATGTCGGCCTCGGTGATCGCGGCGTCACTCAACGCGCCCACGGCTTCGGTATTGTCCACCGAAAGGCCCGTTGTCTGCATCAGCGCCGCCGCCGACAGCCCGGTCTCCGGGCGGAAGGTCACACCGTCGAAACTCAGCACCCGATCGTGATCGGTGAAGCCAAAGGTCACACCATCGGCGCGCACCAGCTTCCAGCACCGGCAAACCCCCGTCGCGCCGCTTGCCAGATGGGCGTCCAGCCCCTCTGCCCCGCTCAAAGCCGGATCTCCACGATCGGCACGTTCGGCACCTCGCCCGCCTGGAAACTCGCGACCGAGGTCTGGATCACGTCCGTGTCGAAGCGCACCGGCACGTCGAACTCGAACCCCGCCGTGATGACCTCGCCGGCGTCGGGCGGCTCGGCGAAAACCACTTCGCCCATGCCCGCGTCCAGCTCGAAATCCACGCCCAGCACCTGCGCGTCGCCCGAGACACCGACCACCACCGTGCCCTCGACGGGCTTGGCCACCGGGCGCACGTAGACATGCTCGCCCGAGCGATAGCTCTTCGTCAGCCCAAACACCCGGCGCACCCCGTCCGCCACCGCGATCTCCTGGTCGCGGAACGCCGGGCTGGCCGAGGGCGCGCAGCTCTTGAAGTCCGACCAGTCCTTCCAGCGGAACCCGTAAAGCTGCCCGCGCCGCGCCTCGAAGAACGCGATCAGCACCGCGATGTCGTCAAGCGAGCGCAACGAAACGCCCGCATCATACCGCCTGCGCGACTGCGCCCAGGGCGTGTTGCGCTCCTCGTAGCCGTTGGTCAGCGCCACCACCTCGGTGCGCCGCTCAGGCCCCCCGACCGAGCCGAAGCTCAGGTTGGCGGGAAAGCGAACCTCGTGAAATCCCATGTCCCTGCCTCCTCAGCGGTTGCGTTGGCCGCGCGCCAATGCCCGGCCCATCTGGGCCGCGATCTGCGTCTGGCTGCGCTGGAACCCCTGCACATCCGGCGTCGTGATGTTCATCACGACCTGCACCGACGCGCCCCCGCCCGCGGCGGCGACGCCCAGCCGCCCGTCCGGCCCGCGGCGGAGCGGCATGATCGCTTCGGGCCCCGCCTCGCCCATAAGCCCCATGCCGCCCCGCATCGGAAACGAGGTCGGCCCTTGCACGACCCCGCCCCGGGCAAACGGCATCACGCGACCCTGAGAGATCGCGCCGCCCTTTTGAAAGGGCAGGATGCCGCTCACCAAGCTATTGATTCCATTTGCGATAAACCCGCCCAACGCAGTCTGCACAGGCCGCATCGCGGTGTTGTAGGCGGCGTCCACCATGCTGCGGGCCACCGTCCTCAGCGCATCCGACAGCCGCATCCCATCGAACACCACCCCGTCAAAGGCGCGGCGCAAGCCGCCCCCGATCGCGCGGCTCATCCCCTGCACCTCGCGACCGGTGTAGAGCATCGTGTCCTGCATCCCCCGCAGTTCGCTCTGAAAGGCCGCCGTCATGCTGGTGGCCCCTGACAGGCTCACCTCCAGCTCGGCGATCTGCGCCTCCAGCGCCTCCATGCCGTCATCCGTCTCGGCCATCGCCGCACTCCTTCGTGGTCACATCGGGAAACCGGGCCGCCAGCGCCTCCAGCCGGTCGCGCCCCATCGGGGCCGCGCCATCACCCTCACCCAGCATCATCAACAGCTCCGCAGGCGTCAGCGCCCAGAAGGCCGCCGGGCTCAGCCCCAGCCCCTGCAGCCCCACCCGCATCAGCGCGGGCCAGTCGAAGCCGCCCGCGCTCATTCCGGCACCCGGAACGCCAGCGCGAGCAGCCGTGCGGCCACCCGCGCCGCTTCCAGCGGACCGCCCTCGATCTCGGCCGACAGAAGGTCGGGCAAGTCGCCCTCCCATCCGCCGCCCCTCAGCCCCGCGCAGACCAGCATCAGCACGTCGCGCGCCCGAAGCGCCTCACCCTCGAACCGCGCCACCAGATCCGTTAGGCTCTCGGCCTCCAGCCGCGCTTCCAGCTCGGCCAGCGCGCCCAGCGTCAGCTTCGCCCGCCGCCGCTCGCCATCGACGACCAGCACCACCTCGCCCGCCCACGGGTTCGCCATCGCTCAGATCGCCGTGAAGACCAGCGCGCCGGCCGAGGCCATCGACATCTCGTAGGTCGCCTCTCCGTCATGCGTGCCCGCGTATTCGATCGCCGTGATCTGGAACGCCCCCTCGACGATGCCGAAATCCGGGATCACCACCTGGAATCCCGGCGTCGCCCCGTCGAAGAAGATCTGTCGCGCGCGCTCGTCCGTCGCCGCGTCCCGAAAGATGCCCGACCCCGAGATCGCGGCTGTCTTCACACCGGCCCCCGCCAGCAACTCGCGCCAGCCGCCCGCGGACTCCAGGCTCGTCACATCCACCTGTTCCGCGTTGAAGCTCAGCCGCGTCGCACGCAGCCCCGCCATCGTCTCGAACACGCCGTTTCCGTCCATGTCGACCTTAACCAAAAGGTCCTTGCCGCTCTGCGCCGCCATTTCGTTCTCCAATCTTGTCAGTTAGTTGCCAGACGACGCTTAAGCGCCCTGATCCACCCGGGCGCGGAACCACAGTTCGATCTCCCGCCCGCCAGCCGCCCGGCGGGCGCGGGCCC